CTTGCCACAAGCGACAGCATGGTAACTAGTGGCTACAATGGCATGCGTATCGTTATCATCGACGGCACTGGGTTTGGACAAACAGGCATCATCAGTGCATACAACGGCGGTACCAAGACAGCAACCATTGTGAACGAAGTTGGTTCATCTGGTTGGGATAGCATACAAAGTGCTGGTATTGCTTCGGCATTAGATTCAACCACACGATACACGATTGAGCCTCGCATACAGTTTTCAGGTGGTTCACCAAGCCGTGCGGCAAGTGCTCGAGTTGTAGTAGCCGCTGGCGCAATCACTGGTATCAGGATCATTGATTGCGGATCAGCATACGGCTCAACTCCTTCCATCATTGTTACCGATCCCAATGCAGTATCAACCGCAACCTTTACGACTACACTGGCCAATGGCGTGATCAATCCACCCACTTTCAGCAGTAGAGGAACAGGTTTCACATCAGCCACTGCTGTGGTATCTGGTAATGGTTATGCCAACATAGAACAAGTGGGCGGATATGTAAATGTTGCAAACTTGGCAGCAAGTCCAAAGGCCGGTTCAAACTTGGTACTGGCCAGTGATCCAAGTACCTACTATCGAATTGTTGCTGTCACAAACTTAACACTGGTTGGTGCAACATACAAAGCTAGATTACAGATAAGTCCTTATATTTCTAGTGCGTCACCTCCAGCACACAACACAGCTATTACCATTTACGAACGCTATTCAAATGTTCGATTGACTGGACATGATTTCTTGAACATTGGCTATGGTAATTTAGCCGAAGCAAACTATCCAGGCATAACATCCAATGCACTGGTACAGGCCAATGAAGTGGTTGAATATGGAGGCGGACGTGTGTTCTATACATCAACTGACCAAGACGGTAACTTCCGTGTTGGTGAATTGTTCCGAGTAGAACAGGCAACAGGTATTGCTACACTGAACGCTGATGCGTTTAACTTGAGCGGTTTGACATCATTGCAACTGGGTTCAGTTGCTCTAGGCGGCACAGGCGCAGTTATCAGCGAGTTCTCAACAGATCCAACATTTGTTGCCAACTCAGACAGCATATTGCCAACCCAACGTGCTATCAAGAGCTTTGTTACTAACTTAGTAGGCGGCGGCGGCTCAGCACTGGTCGCAACCAGTATTGAGCTAGGCGACATGTTCTTGACAGGTCAGACGATTACCAGCTTGCACAGCAAAGATTTGATCATTGCTGCCAACAGCACATATGAAGTATCGTTTACTAGCCGTCCCAAAACAACATTAGCACCGCTAACAAATGATCACTTGGCAAACAAGCTGTATGTTGATACAACTGCTCGTCCAACGGTACATGCATTGCAATGGGCACAAGAAACAGGTGAGATGACTTATGTGACTGAAACTGGCACATCGGCGGCTGTAGTGACCGTTAACCAGCAGAAAAATGACAGCGCATTTGTATCAACAACCACTGCTAGCGTATCGCTAAATAGTAGCGGACACATGATTATCAACTTGTAAGGATTAGCAAATGGCCACGACAGTATTAGGAAAAACACGATTTGACATCAAGGGCACCTGGTCCAGTGGTACCGCTACGTATCGCACTGATGACATCGTCTTTTACAACGGAGGATGGTACATAGCCACAGCGGCATCAATATCAGCTGGCACCTTACCAACAAATGCATCTTTTTGGGCACCATATCGTGTGAGTTTCAACTATCGCGGCACACATGTTAACACAACCGGTACCATATACAAAGCATACGACACAGTACTTTATACTGTGCAGAATACCAATACCACATTCACTCAATTCAAGAGAGCAAACCTACAGGCTTATGTCTGTATCGCAGATCATACCGCAGACGGAACCAACACTTATCTGCCATTGAGTGCCACATACTGGCAACCAATCATCAGCCAAGGCCAGCGCATTGGTACCAGCATCACTGTTGGTACTGCTACGTCTTTGGATGTATGGGGTGTTTACGGTAACGACCCGCGTAAGATTCCTTTCAATGGCTTGGCCAACAAAGGCCGTGTTTGGGACAGCACAGACGTAACGATCAATCCTTACTATGCACGTGGTTCCGGTAAGAGTTCCACTGATGCTTACCAAGGTACACATTATATTACAAGTGATGGCGGTGTTGGACTGACAGGGCAAAGCATAACTTCTGGGTCCTCGGGTCACGGTGGCACTGGCCAAGTTGGTCCACAATGTCACGTTATGAGTTTTATACATCACGACTGGTGGCGTTCAACATCAAACGGTGGTTCGGGTGTGCATTCAACACCAGACAACAATCCGCCACGTGCTGTACAAGTAGAACGCGGCTACGATCACGGTGCAGTACTGTTCAACAATGGCGAAGTGCATTGCTGGGGCAACGGAGCCAACTACGGCAACGGTGATCGTACTACCACAGTACGTTATCAACCCGTACGTGCGGGCGGTACATATACTGAAGTCGCAGTCGCAGCCAACACCACAACACATACTTTCCGCAACGTAAAGATAGTTCGCATATCGCAGAGTTCTGCAGGCAACACCTGTTCAGGACAAGCAAATAGGCATACACTGGCACTGGATGATGCAGGCAACGTGTGGGCTTGGGGTTATAATGCTTATGGTCAGTGTGGTACCAATACCACTGCATCAATTCAGATTCCAACGCAGATCACATCGTCATATTTCAACAGTCGTCCTGTAGTTGCTATCTGGGCATTTGGTGGAGCATACGGTTGGAACTTTGCACTGAATGATCAGAACCAACTATATGGTTGGGGTTATAATGGTACAGGTCAACTGGGCAATAGTACTACAACCACCTCAGGTGTATTGGTACCAACTGCTATCACCACACAAACATGGACGGTGGGCAACGCAGGTACCATCCGTAAGATCACTTCCATGGGTGGACACGGTGTCACTGCCGGCGCAGGTTGCACAGCGATCCTGACTTCATCAGGTAAGATTTTTGTTGCAGGCAAACAAACAGTTGGTCAGTTCATGATCAACAGCACCACCCAGACCAACTCGTTTACGCAATGCACAAGTGGTCCAGGTTCTGTCTCAGGCAACGGTGCATACAACATGTGGTTCTGGGGTGATCCAGACAACGGCATCATGGTAGTTCGAGACACAGTTGACGGCACCACATGGACAGCAGGATACAACGGTCAGTATAACCTGGCAGACAGCACCGGCGGTACTACCAACTCATCAGTTGCAGTACAGTCCAAGAAACGCGAACGCGGTGCATATTCAAACATAACCAATATCGCAGACTTTGCCACCCTAAGCGGCGGCAGCAGTGGGTACGCAGCCATGTGTGTCACAGACGGCGGACTGGTATACGGTTTGGGAATGAACAGCTCGGGGCAGCTGGCACAGGGAAATCCTTATAGTAGGTCTTTTGACGCACCCGGAGACGGCAACGGCATTGAACATGAAGCCAGCATAAGTGCCTGGATGCCGTCACGCTTGCCTAACAGCATGTACGGCAAGGTAAACCAAGTCATGCCGTTTGGTTATAAAGACAATGGCAGTACAAATTACGGTGGATTCATTATCGTCAGCAATACCGGAAGATCATTCTTGGCAGGAGACGGTGCGTGGACTGCCCTGGCTGGATTGCAAGTGGGCACCGTGGGCTATAACTGGTCAGGTAACCAAAGTTATTATCAGTCAATGTTCCGCGCATTGCTCATTGGTTAAATAGGTTGAGGAAAACAAATAATGGCAACTATAGATCTTGGTAAAGTTAAAATAGTATGGAAAGGTGCGTGGAGCGCCAGTACCACCTATGAACCAAACGATGTAGTAACACAAAATAGTGCTACATGGATTTGTACTCAAGGTTATACATTTGTTTCAGGCAATCGACGCACTCCAGGCTTGCGGGATCGTACAAATGCATACGGTGTACAGTTTGATCCAGATAAAAATCCCAGAGATGTTTATCTGTTGCAAAAAACAGGTGGTAAGTTTTACATAGATGGTCGTCGTAACCCAGGATACACTGGTACAGGTAGTCCGATCACCCTTTACCGTGGACAAACATATCGTTTCCAGACCTATCATAGCACAATGAGCGGTGTGACATTCCAGTTCTGTACCTCAACAGACGGCACAACTTATACCAATGGTGTCACAGTAGTAGGCACACCAGGTATCTCAGGTTCTTATGTGCAGATAACTGTGCCACAAGACGCACCAGCTACACTATACTACAAGCAAAGCGGCACAGCCGCAGTTGCTGATACTTCATCTTTTACCATTGCTGATACCTGGGAAGGATTCCTTTACTGGGAACAGATTTGCGAAGGCTTTACCTGGAAAGGCACATACAACGCCGCTACTCAGTACTATCGCAACGACGTGGTTGAACTGAACGGATCTTCTTTCATTGCCAAGGCAGACAGCTTGGGCAAGTATCCAGACATGAGCATGCAGGCAGTAGTAAGTGCTACCAATGCTCCAGGCAGCAGAGGTTTTTGGTCAACGTTCTCTGGATCAGGCGCAATGCGTGATCCAGGACGCGGCGCATGGCTAGCAAATCATGGACCGATGGATTGGCCATATCCTCATACACAGAACACCAATCCGGTCTTTTATGAAAACACCCAGCATATCGCCCGTGGCGGTCGCGTGTATGTTACAGGTACAGGTACTTCAAACTCAAGCGGTATCCTGCCTGCGCAGAACAGCACTCGTGGCGGTGATGAGATTCAATTCTATTTTACCAATTGGTTGCGCAGTAGAGATAACCTACCTCGCTATACTACTACCAAGAGTGCCACAGCCACAGGTGCGCTGACTGGTGATACATTTGACTATGTGCAACGCAAGCCTGGCCAGCACGGCAATGCTTACTATGGTAAGAATGATCTAACAACACCGCACGGTCAGCAACCACGTTGCATACAGATTGATGGCAGCTATGATCACAACTTGTATCTGTTTGACAACGGAGAAGTACATCACGGCGGTTATGCATCAAACGGTAACTCAGGCGCAGGCTCCACCAGCGTATATACAGGTATGCCACTGCGTGTGCAAAACCTTGAAGGGGTCAAGATCAAGAAAGTTGCTATTGGCATAAGCGGAACAGGCGATTCTACTCATCACTGCATGGCGCTGGACGAAGACGGTCGTGTGTGGACATGGGGCTACAATGCTTATGGTCAATGTGGCACTGGCCACAGCAACAACGTATATGCAGCCTATCAGATTCCAAAAGAATATTTCAACAATCAGCGTGTGATTGATATTGCGATCACAGGCAATGCCACAGCGTCAAGCTATGTCAGGACCGAGTCTAACGAAATTTGGTCCTGGGGCTACAACGCAGTGGGTCAGCTGGGACTAGGCGATACAACTAACCGCTGGCGCCCAAACAAAGTGACTGCATTTGACCCAGCTGCCAACAGTGGTATCCTCAAATGGCAAGTGTGTGGCGATGCAAGTTCTGCAAGTCTTTATATCCTAGACGGCGCTGGTTACATGTGGCATGCAGGTTACAACGGCTATGGACAAGGTATATCAGCTGATACTGCAAACCATCCTACACTGACAAGAAGCACACAGAGCCCCACAGCAGGAACAACCACAAATTTCTGGGCATGCCATTCAAACGGTTATACCATGGTGTGGATGCGTACCAGCAACGGTAACACTTACTTCTGTGGTTACAATGCAAGTGGTTATTATCATGCAGGTACAGGCGACAACGTCAGCAAGAGCGTGCCAACACTGGTTGTAAACGTGACCAACTTGAAACAGGTCTGGAGCTTCTGGGATTATACCACCTTTGCCAAGACCATGTGGTTGACGGACAATGGTCAGCTGTGGGCACAAGGTTATGTCAACTTCTCCTGGAACAATAACTATCAAGCATCATCTGGTCCAAGCCTGATTGAAAATGGTGTAAACTACTATCCATATCGCTGTGCTATTCCAGGCGGTGCAAAAATTCAACAGATCTGGTGTAACAGTGACGATTCGTCCACCAACCAGTGGGGACCATACATACTAGGACTAGCGGACAATGGTACTGTTTACTTCTCTGGAGCGAATTTCCAGAACTACAATTACAGTAACAAGGGCGGAAATCACTACTACGTCCAGGGTACCGGATGGATGCCAATCACAAAAGGAAGATAAATCATGTCAAACAAAATATTAACCTACAGAGAAGTATTGATGGATCAATTCAATCAGCCTGTAGATCTGGATCCAACTGTGGTAGATTCAATAACATACGTGGGCCGTAAAGGCGCAGTGGTCATGTTTAGCTATGATCCAGCACAGATACAGCCACAGGAAAATCTGCCAGAACACGAACAGCGTGTGTGGGATCTTGATGATCCTGTACAGCTGGCTGAAATGAAAGAATTTGTTGCTGGTGTAGATGAAATCAAGCGCAAGATTGCTGATATTCAAGCCGGCATCAACAAAAAAGATATGTTCACGATTCTCAAAGGCATCATTGACAAAGACAAAGATGTTCTTGCATTTATTAGGGCAATTGACACAGCTAAAGATGACTGGCTGAAAAGCATTGGTCTGCCAGGCGTAAGCATACTAGACTAATTTAAGACAGGACAAAAGAAATGATTGATGTCAGCAAGTTAAAAAATCGTTGGTTTGGGGAATGGGATCCTTTATATCAATACAAAAAAAATGATGTTGTGCAATTCAGAGAGTCTTCTTATGTTTGCACTAGAGATATCCCAACGGAATTTGTCTCTGCTATGGATACCAATGTAAGTACTAATAACTATCAAGTGATGGCACCGGGTATCTATATCAAGACCAAAGATCCAACTGACAGTACCTTCTGGACATTGATTTCTCCTGGTTCAAGTTTCAAAGGAAACTGGCGTCCTTTTATACGTTATGAGCGCGGTGATGTGGTTGATCTAGCAGGAGATGTCTACATCTGCATAGCCAACACATGGACACCATACGGATCAAACACTTCATCATATATCGCAAAAAACACCTATCCAACAGACACAAACTATTGGACACAGATACTTGCAAGTGCTGATAGAGATCGTAGACTGTACGGCGTACAAACATACAATCAACAGCCATTGGGATGGACACGTAACATTGGTGGCAAGTGGACCAATGGCGAAAATGGCAGCACCACCAGCGGCCCGGGTTACATTGACGTTGAAGGCAACTGCAACGGTGCAGGTTACAAGAACGGCGCATTTGGACAAGGATCCAGCAACAACGGTTATGAATCATATGGCTGGTTCCAGCAGAGCTTTTTGTTCACTGGCTGGCAAGACTCAACACAGAACGGTGGATCAGGTCGACTGACAACTCCAGATGCCGAAGCACCTAAATGCATACAATGGATGTACAACGCCCAACAGCTCAGCTATTTCTTGATGAACAATGGCGAACTATATGCATCTGGCACAGCAGGTAACGGACAGCTGGGCAATTCCAGCACCACAGTTCGTTACTATCCAGTGCGTGTGGATGCAACAGATACCACTGACTGGCTGGGTAACACTATACCTTACACATTCCGTAACAGCAAGATCGTTAAATTTGCATCAAGCTGCCAAGGTTATAACACCACAACAGGACATTGTATTGCACTTGACGACGTTGGCCAAGTATGGTCATGGGGCTACAATGCTTATGGCCAGCTGGGGCTTGGTCAGGACGGCGCCGCGGTAGCGTCTGTTGGTAACGCACAGACCAACCAAACTCGTCCGCGTTGCATCCCACGCAGTTTCTTCAACGGTAAGAAGATCGTTGACATCTACTCATGGGGCGGCAGCTACGGCTCAAACTTTGCTATAGACGAAGACGGCGGACTTTGGGGCTGGGGCTTTGACACAGTTGGTGAATTGGGTCTAGGTCATAGGGACGTAGGCTATGGCGGTCCAGACTACGTGTGGACACCACAGAAGATAGCCATTGATTTCAACGTGTACGGTGGTATCCAGAAAATTTGGATACAGAACCACGGCACTACACAAAGATTTACCTGGATATTGGATGGCGAAGGCAAGATGTGGCTGGGCGGTCAATTGATTGACAACTCTATAGCCACAGCCAACTTCTGGACCAACTCACAGAACTCCACACAGTACGCATCAGGTCGTTTCATACGACTAGTACACGGATGGTGGAAAGACCACGAAGTTGAAAACTTCTGGCTGATTGGTGACAAGAACTTTGCCATGTACATGCGAGAAAAAGGCACAGGCATCACATACAGCGTGGGTCATAACTATCATGGCGTACTTGGACAAGCTGCTAATACAACTTACTGGTGGAACAATGGTGGTTTCAAGACAGAACCAGGTCGCGTGGATGGTGTGATGAACGTGGTTGAAGTATGGAACAATAATGGTAGCTTTAACACATCAACCTCTCCTAACAGGGCATATATGACACCTTGCTTGCTGACAGAAGAAGGTCAGCTGTGGGGCATGGGATCAAACGATTACGGTAGCTTGGGTCAAGGTTATAGCGGTAACAACTACAGTGATACCAACTATGATGAATTACATGCCTCAAGTAATCTGTTCAAGCGTATCCCGCACCCAGGCGGATACTCTGCCAAGTGGGCCAGTGGATCTGGTTGGCCACATGATGGTAGCACATACGACTGCGGTCAGTATCTGACAGATCAGGGTCAGTTGATGATAGCTGGTTTTGACGGTACCACAGGATATCAAAACTACCAAGGTAGCTACTGGTCACTTAGGTATTACGAAAGCGTCATCATTGATCCAGGTGGTTATCATAGGTATCACATACACGGTCTTCCAGGCGGATAAGGAGTCGACCCAATGAGTTGGATCGACTCAATATTAGAACGCACAGCAAATGCCCTACGCTTCAAAGGCGTAGGGATTCGCAGTCAATCAACACCGGTTAGGTTGTTGGATACTGTGCCTGTTGAACTGGATCTCTTCTTCCACGCAGATGTTTCTTCAGCCAATTATATTGTGTTGGCTGAAACTGCCAGTGGACTCAAAGAAACGCTACAGGTAAACGTGATTGCTGGCATATCTGAAGATCGTCTTTCCTATCAAGGTCGTGTGGCAGTTTACGGTCGTGTGAACTTTGGTACACCACTACTGGACATCAACTGTGTGGTAGATGCATCCAAGTGTTCAGTACAGGCCACACCCAGCGTGGCTGAAGATGTACTGGTAAAGATATTCCCAACATACATGGAGACTATCTATGGCGGTTAACGCACAACAAGTCAAGTTTGAGTCAGACTATGGTTTCAATGTACCCGGTATAAATCTCAATCCAGATGGCAGTTTGGTTGCAGTCAGTGTACGTGCTGGAGATCTACTGGTCAGTGGAACTGCTATTGCCGCCCAGGGCGCAAACAAAACAATCACGCTGACACCAACAGGCACTGGCACAGTTTCAACACCCAGACTGACCATCACTGGATTGACAGATGATCACATAGCATACTCAAACAATGGCGCGATAGAAGGCAGCGCAAATCTTAAATGGAACGGGACCACGCTGTCTGCTACCAATGTAAACACCCGTGGCGTTGCCAGCACAGATCCACTCAATGAACTGACTTTATCTAGCCCAACACTGGTCACAGTGAATGCTGCCTTGACATCAACTGGAAATATTACCGGTGCAAATCTGTCAGCAACAACAAAAATTTCAGCCAGCTATGTAGAAGCCAATGGTACAGGTAGCAAGATACGTTTTTACTTTGCTGATACTGCGTCATTTCCAGCAGCCGCAAGCTGGGAAGGCAGCATTGCCTATGCAGGCAACACAGATAAGATTTACATATCAGACGGATCAGCTTGGCAAGAGCTTGCCAGGACCACATCTGGAATCAATACCACAGCATCATCCAGTTTCAGCAATGTGGCCATAACAGGCGGATCAATTAACGATACACCAATAGGTGCATCAACTCCTGCTGCCGCTACGTTTACTTCTGTTAGTGTATCTGCTCAGCCAACATTGTTAACTCAGCTAACTAATAAGAGATACGTAGATAAACAGTTTTACCTAGCGTTAGCACTGGCGGGATAAAAAATGTCAAAAAAACTAATAAGCAAATATATTTTTACACCGGGCACACCAGGAACAGTAAAAGTTCCAGGTAAAGTTGCACTGGAAAACATCGTGTTGATTACCAACGTAGCAACTAATTCGGTAATCTACAACATGTTTGAGTCTACGCTCGGCGGAACAGCAACATATAACCCAAGCGATACGACCACTTTTCCAACTGGTATAAATGGTGTAACCACCATATCGTTACCAACTAGCACAGCCGGCATGAGCGGTGCAAACGCATTGCAGATCATAGTAGATGACAAGCAGTTGATCACACGTCCTTGGGACTTTGGCACAGACGCAATCGAACGCCCACGCATGGCAGCGCCACAATCATTGATTGACGCTGACTTTGAATACGGGTTACAGCCTACCAAGTGGCAGAACTTCCAAACAGCTAGACAATATCCAGGTATCTTTGAACAGCCAGGTACTGATCTTGCTATAACTTCAATGACGTCAGATGGAAATAATCCAAGCCTGATCAGCATCACTACTGTTGCCGCACATACCCTGACGGCTGGTAATGCAATCACCATGGTAGGTGTAAACAAGACGATCACAGGATTTTCAGGATGTGAAGGATCTTTCCTAGTTGCCGCAACACCTGCTCCAGGTTCAACTACTTTTTCTTACTATGCCAGGACACAAGTAGGTACTGGCACGTCTAACATGTTAACAGATGCCACTGTATTGCGCAAGGGCGGTTTCTATTCTGGCGCCGCACTGACACTCAGTTCAATATCATCAGATGGCGGAGCACCAAGCAATATTACCGTAACCACCGCATCAACCCACGGCTTGGTACCAGGCCAAGGCATCATGGTCGACGTTACATCAGCTGGAACAGGTCACGAACAAGCAGAAGGACCTTTCTTTGTATCACAGGTCATTTCTCCAACTAGCTTTCTCTATGTTGCAAGAGCAGGTGCTGTAGTTACTACTGGTACGACACTCACTGCTACGATCTACAACAGGACAGATGGGTTCTTCGTGCATCGACCATTTGATGGCGGTGTTTTAGTTGGGTCTAACTGTCCTACATACGGCACACAAGCTGTACGTGCCAGCAAGAAATATTTCCGCTATCAGTCAGGTAAGGGTTTCTTCTTTAACACTGGTACGGTCATGCGACCAAACTACGATATCCAAAGCATAACTTCCAGTGGCACATCAGCTGGATCAACTATAACTGTGACAACTGATGGTGTTGACCATGGATTACAAGTAGGTGCAGTTGTTAGGATTGAAGGCATTGTAACCAGCGGATATAACAATACCTATGCTGTTGCTAGCATACTTAATGATACATCTTTTACAGTATTAGCATTGACAGGCCTGGGGGATACTACTGGTACGCTGGCCGTTTCACCAAAGATATTCGTGATAAGCTGGTGGGGTTCAGCAGTACGTCTTGGCATGTTTGATGATCAAAACGGAATTTTCTGGGAATACAATGGCCAAGAACTAGCAGTATGTGTGCGTAACTCGATCATTCAGCTAGCAGGACAAGTATCTATCAATGCTGGTTCTAATAGCTTGGGCGGAAATAATACTCGATTCCAGGATCAGCTGAAAGTAGGCGATCAGATCGTCATACGTGGAATGACGCACGAGGTAACCAGCATTACCAGCCAGACAGCACTAACAGTAGCACCTAACTTCCGCGGTGTAGCCAACGTAGCTGGTGTACGTGCCTGTCTTGTAACAACCACACGCATACCACAAAGCCAGTTTAACCTTGATACCATTGACGGTACAGGTCCAAGCGGATACAGCATTGACCTTAACAAGATGCAGATGTTGGGCATGCAGTATACCTGGTATGGTGCTGGTTTCATTGATTTCATGCTACGTGGTCCAGACGGCAACTTTATCTTCGTACATCGCTTCAAGAACAACAACGTCAACAACGAAGCATACATGCGTTCTGGTAACTTGCCAGCACGTTACAGCATCAGCAACGACACAGGCGTCAACAAACTTGCTACAGGTATAGGTGCCAGCGATAATACGCTTACCCTTACTGATGCATCTAAGTTTCCGCCAAATGGAACCATCTACATTGATAACGAGATCATCACCTACACCGGCAAGTCTACTAACACATTGACAGGTTGTGTCAGGGCCGCAACGCATTCTCACTATATTGGTGGTACCACACGAAGCTTCACAGCAGCCGCTGCCGCAACACACGCAGCCAACGCAGGTGTGATACTGTTATCTACTACAGCAAGTCCTACGCTAAGCCATTGGGGTAGTGCGATCATAATGGACGGTTTGTATGATCAAGATCGTGGATACATTTTCAACTATGCACGTACTAGCATTTCAGCAACAACCAGCCCGCAAACTGTGTTCATGATTCGACTTGCACCAAGCGTAAGCAACGCAACTGTTGGCGACTTGGGGTCAAGAGATCTTTTGAATCGTTCTCAGTTGTTGCTGACGGGCATTGAAGTTACTGGCGGTTCATTGAACCCGTTGATTATTGAAGCTGTATTGAATCCTTACAACTATCCAACTAACACAGCAAGCGTTACTTGGTTTCCATTGACGCCATCGGCAGCAGGCGGCCTACCTAGCTTATGTCAGATCACGACTACTAACCCAACATGGAACTCAACTCCGCAGTATGCGCTACCTGGGGAAACTGTGTTTTCATTCATTGCAGATGGTGCAGGTACAAAAACACTTGATTTGACTCCATTGAAAGAACTTACTGCGAGTCCGCTAGGCGGCACAGGCGCTTTTCCTAATGGCTCGGATATCTTGTGTGTCAATGTTCGTACTATTACAGGCTCATCGACTGTACACGTGCTACTACGCTGGTCAGAAGCACAGGCCTAAAGGATGTAGGCATAATTAACATTATGTCTACACTTAAAGAACTCACCCAAGAAAATCATCGCAAGGCAGAACGCTCTGCCTTCGTTAGCGCCATGATGCGCAATCAACTCACTGCTCAGCAGTGGGTAAATTATCTGCTGTGGAAACGCGACTTATTGGTTGTGCTAGATCGCAAGCTAGGGCTAACTGAGTCTCATCCAGAATTCAATCGATCCTTGCAGTTTGACAATGATATCGTTGCAACAGGTCCTGGACCAACTGGATTAACATCCACCCTAGACTATATCAAACGAATAGAAAACATCACTAATGAACAGGCCTGGGCACATGTTTATGTGCATTACCTGGGTGATCTGCGTGGCGGACAAATGCTGAAGAAGATGGTCAAACAGTCCATGCATCATGTGGACTATGATGATGCAACAGGGCTGGAAGCAATCATCCGTGCCAACGTATCTGATGCTCTAGCAGATGAAGCCAATGTTGGATTTGATTTGACCATGCAAGCCATGGAAGAGATCATGCTATGAGCAAGGTATGGGATACCATGCTTGAGCTTCAGGCAAACATTGAGCAACAATTAAATGCAGTAGGCTATCCGGTTGAAGAAGGACATACGTTTGATTGGCCAAATCATGTGTGGAGTTCACCTACATTCAGGCGAGCACATCTTGATGCAGTAGATGCACGTAAGACCAAGGGTCTTTACATGTTGCATGTCACTGTGTTCCCACACATTATTGATCCCAGTCCTATATTTGGATTTGATATCATCTGCGGCGAGCGCAAGATAACCGGATGCTTTCATGACTTCAGCGCCAGTAGTGATAAAGAACACCCAATGATGTCTTGGTTTCAGGACTATGCCAAACAGTTTGAGTGGCGCAAAGCACGTGAACTTCCAGACTGGGCTCGTCGCATATTCAGTCCAGGAATGATTGCCGCAGGCAATGTCAGCGATGAGTTAGAAATAGATCAGATATTGCAGATTGTATCTACCACACTACCTTGGTACTTGGAGAACGTGGGCAAGACCAATGGCAAAGGCGATCCTCAAGAAATACTAGAAGCACAGAACTATTACTGCAACAACCAACGTCAAAATCCACACACGCCGCGTGTGATGCAGAGCCTAGGGTTTGACGAAGAAACCGTTCACCGGTTCATAAACGATTGTCTATTTCCTGATTTAGTATAAGCGCGGCAAACTTGTTGTGCCATATGATAAGTCTGCGCCGCTGTGACGCACTACTTTCTCTGTAGATGGGATTTTCAGCTAACGTCTGCAATAGTTTGATATCCTCTAGGCAACACCACCGTAACAGCCGATTAAATTCTCGATCTTCTCTCACAGCCTTAATGATAGGATGATCCCATTCTTCTTTGTTGGCCAAGTGTCTTGCTTCAAGATACCAACGCTCAATCCAGCTGATACTGTCTTTGTATGTTTTCTTCAATCTTGGATTGGCTAGTCTTTTGTCCCAGCAATGATATAAATCTACACCGCGCTTGGTCACTGGCATCTTGGCAGGCTTGGGAAAAATGATTATTTCTGCTTCACTGGACATGCTGATCTAACCATTTCTCCATGTTGACCAACTTGCTCATGAAACTGCTATTCTGCACCAGTTGTTTGCTTTTGTGATGCAGTGGTTTTGGTTGGATGCCCAGAGGTAACCAGCAATAGCCATCGCTTTCATGATCTAGCACAGGCAGGAATTCTTTCTCCACCACCAAGCAAAATGTATCATAGATAAATTTCTTGTCTTTGCTAACGTATCTATGCAACGGTACGATCTTCTTCCACTCAGTCATTCCTGTTTCTTCTTGGCATTCTCTAAGTAGCGTATCTCGCGGACTTTCTTTGGGATTACTGCGGCCACCCCATAGACCCCAAGTGCCGCTCCACTTTTCTTCTGTGCTACGCAACTGCCAGCAATATCTGTGTGTGTCTAAGGCATAGATCAAACCGCCAGCGGCACGGGTTACACCAGCAGGCGCCAGTATCCCGGTTGAAATATCCCCTCGTAGCTCAGTATCCATTGTCCATCCATGAAAGCTAATTGCTGATTGCTCGCAATATTTAAGACATATTCGATTGCAGTAGAAGCAGCCGCATCAAAACTTATTACCCATGCACTACCGTTGTATTCAATGATGTCTTCGGGGTTTGCTACCAAGCCTCCCCATGCTGGAATTTCTGCAGGTGATGACACAACTATGTATCGCTGACCAACTGCCGCCGCTGGTAAACCCGCACCAGGTGCCGCACGTGTGGGGTCTATCACGCCGTCGATTGCTGTTTTTGTGTTTGCAGGCAAACTGTCGTGATCAATGTCAACTAACAGTTTGTTTGGATCAGTTGGGTGTTCGGTTAGCACACCAACATATTCGCCACCCCATACACCCGGACGATCTTGCCTATTAACACGGATCTGGCTGATACCATTGCGTATGCCACCATATGACTCCAGGAACTTGTTCCACAGCAACAAGTCACCACCTACTGTGGTCTTTAGATCTCGCGTGAGCAATGTGAGTTCGCCATTGGCTAGACGCACAGCACGTTCAGGATCAGTGACACTTTGCCACTTGGATTGCACGTCACTGATGTAGGTATCATCCAGTAACTGATTAAGCTCATCCTGGTCACCTGCACGGATCGTGTTGATCACGTTGTAGATCAACTGCTGGCGTTGTACCATTGCAGGAGGATTGATAAAGATAGGCAAGTTGAATATCATGCTGGCCACATCAAGCACATCATCTGTGCCATTGGGAACTTGACGCACACTCCATACAGTATTGATCAGTTCCACAAAGTTCATGCGGCTCCAGTCAAACACGTTGTCGTTGTTGCGCAGGTCCAGCGACGGATTAAACAGTACCAATATCTGTTCCATCAACTGTAGCTTCTGATCAGTATTTGAAGTCCATATATCAACCTGTACGTTTAGATCATACGGTACAGGCATATGACGCTTGATGGTATATGTCTGTCCCATCTGATCAAGAAACTGACCGCTGGCAGCATCGTATTGTTTTTCGTACACTTGTACCGAGTCGGTATGCGTGGGATTGAGCCTGCGTTCCGGTGCTGGTAGCAGTTCAGTGATATACACAGCAATGAATGGAACTGTGTTCATGGTGTTGTCACTGTTGTTCTTCAAGATGTGCGCTGCCATACGATTGATGTCACCATATCGCACAGGAACTTTTTGATATATGTCTAATCCATTTGCATCCTTGCCCATCTTCACACTGAAGCCTGCAAAGAATCGCATGAACTGTTGCAGGTAACGACGTATTTGGCGATCGTAGAAATAATTCATTAGAAGTCTGTCCTTGGTTTAACCACACCGCTGATTGGTTGTCTTGTTGGATAAGCCTGCCCATCAAGATTGACACCTTGTGTGTCATTGTTGATAAAGCCACCTGCGTTGACAGAACGTGCAACAACATCTGTCCTGCTTGGGAACACGTTGTCGTAGAGCCTTGCCCAACGACCGCCGCGATACACAAACAAGCGATTTGGCAAGAAGTCTGTGCGTATGAACATTTCGCCCTGTTGCGGATTACCAGGAAATATCACACCACTTGCAATAGGTACACCGTAGTATTCTTCAAACCCGGCTGCGTCTGTGGGACCATTTGGATCAGGTGGTGTGTCGTAATTGAACAAGGTACTGACATCTGGATACAAATCTGGAACTTCCTGTGCTGCCGCTTCAACAATGGCATCAGAAATTTCTTTCTCTTTGACATAGGTGCTGATTTGATTCTTAAGGCTGTCTGGATCAGTTGCTTGCCCAAGGATGTCTTTGTATTCTTGTGCATCTGTCAACGGAGCAGCCTTGACACGCCATAGGTGTGGCCACCATGTTTGGCTGTAGCCTTCTGCTGCCTTGCTGGCATCCTGTACCACATACCATTTGTTGATGGCAGGTGCATTGGGATCAAGTAGCGTATCGTCACGCTGATGCGGAACTTCAAACACGTCACCTGCCATGATCTTGCGACCCAATCTTTCAATCATGTCATTCAAGTGGAACGTGATAAACAGCACGTCGGTATTGATGAACAATCCAAACTGTGTTAGGTCAAAGTCGTTGTCGCCTACATTGTACACACCGCGAAGATCGTAGATGTCTTTGTCATACTTGCGATCGCGATTTTCCAGGAACAGCAGATCCTGTATTTTTGTTTCATTGAACACATCATCAGCTTGATAGTTGGGCTGTGTTGGGTCTCCTGTTTCGCCTTGCGGGTCAGGACCAATGTATTTGTGGATCAGGATGGATGTTCCGCCAATCATGAACTGTTCTTTGATGTTGCGATCAATGAACTTGTAATCGTTGGTCTTATCTTTGCGCCAAAGGCTTAAACGTGGCATTATGGGTTCCTCACAGTATATTTATGGTGCCAGCCATCCAGCTGAGACCTGTTGCAAAAATACAACACAAAAAGTGTCTAAAAACGGTTGACGCCCACGCTCGTTTCGTGCATAATACAAACACTAGGCAACTAAGGAGTCACACATGTCACAAGCTATTGCAAAGCTACAGCAAGTTAAAACTTGGAGCGGCAAAAATACGGATCGTTTTGAACTTAAAATTGGGCTCGTTACAGACAATACTTCAAATAAAATTGTGCAAGTGTTAACCACACGCTCAGTATTAGATGACGTAGAGGTAAAATTAGCTATCAAGCAAGCTCTTCAAGACTTGCGCATGCAAAATATAGTGCTAGTAGAGAGCTCTGCTACCAAAGCATTTGCCAAAGCACAAAAAATCCAATAAAAACAACAACTTAGCGGGTGTTGTATTCTTGCAACACCCGCAAAATAGTCCAAAAAAGTGGAAAAAAGTGGTTGACGGCCCGTCCGTTTTGTAGCATAATATGGGTATGATGAACGATAAGGAGCTAGCAATGAGCCAGTACACATTTGATGCAGACATTGTGTCCGATTTGCACAAGGATGCATATGGCTTTCGTCCCCGTGAGGGCTTTTGGAATCACTGGAACTTGTCCACCACGGACGAGAAGCAGGCCATCTGGGACGGGTTACTCCGTGCGCTCGACGCTTCCATCAAGGAAGAAAATGCCCGCGAGGCAGAGGCTGTTGCTCAGTTCGAGTCGCAGGTTGCTAAAAATATTGAACTGGGTGCGCCCAGCCGCGAAGTGGCTGTGCGTTGGATCATTGACAGCCTCAACCTTACTGAGTACGACCGTGCATACGGCGGCTCTTACATTTGCTTTGAGCTGGGCCTGCCCTACAGCATGCAGGCTGAATTTGATGCCATCCTCAAGGAGGTTGCATAATGAAGACACCACAAGTCCCAGCCTTGGCTGGTATGACTCCGTTGGGTTTCAAAGATGACCGCCCGTTTGATCGAAGCCGGTATGGCGGACTGTATGACCGTGGATCAGCAGACAGCTACTACCGTCGTGCTCCGGAACCACACTGGTATCCAGAAGGCACAAGCCGTGGCGATCGTATCGTAAATCTCACACCAGACGAAATTGCCGAGTACATGGCTGGCTATGATGAAAACGAGCGCAACGGGGATTTCAAAGACTGGGGTTGACCATAAACTGGTTCTCTCGTATAATTACACATTGAACACATAAGGAGCCAACATGGCAAGACTGCAATCAAAACGAATCGCTACGCCTGCACCCAAAGTGGTGTTTGCTGATACGTCTACTCCTTTGCCATTGCGTCCTCTAACGCAAGTGTTCAAGCTCAAGCCAGTCAAGGTCACAGTTGGTGAAGTCAAGTATGTGGGCGAGGAGCCTGTGCCTCCACAGGACCGTGTGCTTGAAACAATAGAAATGGCACGTATCTACAACTGGTATTCCTACAACTGCGAAGGTGCCGATGCTCGAGCCTGGACAGAACAGCTGATTGCCGCTATGCCCAAGCGCAAGCACCTGATTGAGCGTTACAAGAAGATGCAGGACTGGCGCCTTAGTCGTACAGCAGGCTGGGTTGCACGGGTTATCATGCGAGGCGGCCACGTGCCTTACAGCACCCTGCGTTATCTCGCCAAAGCCATCAAGCTGGCTGAGATTGAGCACAAGAAGTTCCTTGCAGACGAAGCCGAAAAAGAAGAGAAGCTGGAAAAGCCCAAAGCCTATCAGCCCACCATCCAGGAGCGCATGCGAGAAAAGCTGGGTGAGTGTCTGGGCGAAGCTGAAGGCTTGGTTGATGAGTTCGTAGGAAACGGACACACTGGCAAGGTAAACGTGTTTGGCTTGTTCAAGCAGTTCAACCTGCATCAGAACCAAGTGGGTGATGTGCTAAAGTGGGCTGAACCCAAGCTGGAGGAATACCTTGAGCTACAAGAAGCAATCTCTAAAAAAGTGTCTGAGCGATCAGATGACGAAGAGCAGTTGGTTGAAGGCTACAGGCATCTGAGCAAGAAGCAGATCAAGAGCACAATCGAGATGTGGACCACTGTGATCGATGCCGCCAACAGCTATGGCACTGTCAAGAAAGCAGAACGTGCGCCACGCAAGCGCAAGCCAGTTCCGCTTGAGAAGCAGGTCAAAGGTATCAAGTTCCTCAAGAAGGACGATGCAACTGGACTGGCCAGTATTGATCCAACTAAGCTGATTGGTTCAACTGAAATCTGGGTGTACAATGTGAAGACACGCAAGATTGGTATCTATGTGGCAGACGACTACAGCAAAGTGCTGTCTGTCAAAGGAGCCAGCTTGCTAGGGTTCAGTGCAAAAGACAGCCGACAGAAGACCCTGCGCAAGCCAGAGGTACAGCTCAAAGAGTTCCTTACGCTGGGCAAGCCAGCGGCCCGTAAGTGGTTGGAAAAAGTCAAGAGCACAGATATTGCGCTCAACGGACGTACCAACGAGCACACCATACTGCTGAGAGCATACAAGTAATCCATCGCTGTCACACAAGCCTCCGGTAGCTAAATACTATCGGAGGCTTTTTCTATGACAACAAGAAACGATATAATCCGCGAAATTGAGCTACGTTTGGGTGGCGGTATGGTTGACGTCGAACTGGACCGAGATCACTACGACATTGCAATCAATCGTGCCATAAGCAAGTATCGTCAGCGCAGTTCTAATTCTGTAGAAGAAGGCTACCTAGTTCTCAATTTACAGCCTCAGCAGGACACTTATATCCTGCCCCAAGAAGTCATACAAGTACGCTATCTTTTCCGCAGTGGCGCAGGTGGTGTATCATCTGGTGTTTCCTTTGAACCATTTGGTGCCGCATACATCAATGCATACCTACTGCAAAGCACAGGCTCTGGGTCGTTGGTAAACTACGAAATTTATTCTCAGTATCGTGAATTGCTTGGTAGGATGTTTGGTCAGGAAATCATATTTGACTGGGTAGAACAAACCAAGACACTTAGGTTGCATCGCAACATCAAGTCGGAGAATGATTCGATCATCGTGCAAGCCTACATGTTCCGTCCGGATGTTTCGTTGTTCAATGACATATATGCTGGATCATGGATCAAAGACTATTCCACAGCACATTCCAAAATGATGTTGGGTGAAGCACGTAGCAAGTTTGCACAAATTGCTGGTCCGCAAGGCGGATCAAGTCTGAATGGTGAAAACCTCAAAGTTGAAGCACAAGCCGATCTAGAAAAACTAGAATTATCTATTGGACTCTACGAAGAAGGCGGAAAGCCACTTGGTATTGTTATAGGTTGACCTTGATCGTTGATCCTGCTATAGTAGCAGTATGACAAAACTTATTGGCATCTGCGGTTTCATTGGTTCCGGCAAAGACACAGCCGCAGATTATCTAGTTAACATCCACGGGTTTCGAAGAGACTCATTTGCTGCCACCCTCAAAGATGCCGTTGCCGCTGTGTTTGGTTGGGACCGAGAAATGCTTGAAGGTCGCACCAAACACGCACGTGAATGGCGAGAACAAATTGATCCGTGGTGGGCAGAGCGGCTTGAAATGCCCAACCTAACTCCTCGTCTTGTGCTACAGCTATGGGGTACAGAAGTGTGCCGCAAAGGCTTCCACAACGACATTTGGATTGCCAGCGTAGAAAACAAACTGCGCACCAGCCAAGACAACATTGTTATCTCAGATTGCAGATTTCCAAACGAAATCAAAGCCATCAAGTCAGCAGGCGGCAAAGTCATCTGGGTACAGCGTGGCATTTTACCGCATTGGCATGATGTTGCTGTGCAAGCAAACAAAGGCAGTGAGTCTGCACAACGATTCCTAGCACAAGAAGGCATACATGCTAGCGAAACTGCCTGGGTTGGAACCAATTTTGACTATATAGTAGACAACAATCAATCTTTTGACGAACTATACAATCAGCTTAATGCCGTGTTATGATGCGCATGCTGGATAACGAAATCTACAGTTCCTGGTAAATACCACCCATTTTCCTGAGCCTCAGCTAAATAGATACAGCTGAAAAGCCAATACTCAGGAGATTTGAACATGGCAACTTTAACTTCACCAGGCGTAGCGATTAGCGTCATTGACGAAAGCATCTACGTTTCAGCCGGAAACGGCACAGTACCACTGATAGCGATTGCTACAGAGGCAAACAAATACAGCGTGGACGGATCCACGATTGCATCAAGTACATCACAATCAAATGTCTTGGAATTGTTAACTAGCCAACGCGATCTTTTGATCCGATACGGCAAGCCACAGTTCAAGATCGTTGATGGTACACCAGTACATGGATACGAAACAAACGAATACGGACTCTATGCAGCCTACAGCTTCTTGGGTCTTGCTAACCGTGCATACGTTATCCGTGCTGATGTTGACCTAGCACAGCTAGAGCCATCCGCAGTAGAACCAACATCGCAGCCAGCCGCTGGCACTTACTGGATGGATATATCTGCCGCACGTTTTGGTCTTTTCAAATCAGCTGCCGCAGGCGATGCTTATGACAACTGGTCACCAGTTACTCTTCTGCTACCAGCTACTGCTAATCTAACAGGCAGCGCACCAGCATCCACATATGGATCAAATGGTGATTATGCTTGGGTAACACAGACCAACGTAAATCAGATCTACAAGAAAACCGCAGGTTCATGGGCCGCAGTTACAACACTGGTAAACATTGCCCCACACTATAGCATTCCAAATGCATCAGCCGCAGGCGATCTATGGTTCAAGACAACTTCTCCAAACAATGGTTTCTTGCCAGCATTGAAGAAGTATGTTATTGCAAATGGTCAAGTGGTAGGTACATGGGTGAATGCACAGACTGCTATATTAGCTTACCCAGATGATTCAACAGCTAACACTAACGGTCAGAATGTTATCAACCGCGTGTATGCTAAGACCACAACAGGTTCAGCAGCCTTCAAGTTGCGCATCTACACATCCTCAGGTTGGGAAGATCTTACATACGAAGCCAATGCCAATGAGCCAGCTGGTGATCCAGCAGTAGGCACATTGTGGTACAACGACGAACTAACAGTTGACTTGTATCGCAAGAGCGCACTGGGTTGGGAACCAATCGACAATGCCAATGTATACATCAACACCGATGCACCTGCTGGTCCTTCAGTCGGCGACATCTGGGTTGACAGTTCAGACATGGAAAACTATCCAAAGATTTATGAATACAATGGCGCCGCATGGGACTTGCATGACAATTCAGATCAAACAACACCAATGGGTGTAGTGTTTGCTGACTTGACAACAACTGCCAATGACGACACAGATGGTGGCGCGGCAACATTGATCGACGTTGATGCACCAGATCCATTGTTCTACCCAACTGGCATGCTGTGCTGGAACGCAATCGTTTCAACAGGTAACGTCAAGACATACAACGGCACATACTGGCAGACAGAATCAGGCAACTACGATTCAGGCTTCAATGCTGGCGCACCTTACATGTTGCGCAAAGCACAGCGTCGTGTGGTTGTCAAGCGTTTGCAGGCAGCTCTTCGTGAAGAAGTACTTGCTGATGAAACAGTAAGCTTCAGCTTAATTGCTTGCCCATCTTATCCAGAGACAATCGACGAGATGATCGAGTTGAACGTGAACCGCAAGGAAACAGCGTTTATTATCGGTGATACTCCATTGCGTCTAAGCGGACGTGGTTCAGCTGTTGAGACATGGGCAACTGGTACCAATGCTGGTGTAAACGGCGAAGACGGTCTTGTTACACGCAATACCAACGTAGCTGTTTACTATCCAAGTGCAATCACATCAGACCTAGACGGTAATGATGTTGTTGTTCCTGCTAGCCATGCAGTACTGCGCACTTATGCCTACAACGACCAGGTAGCTTATCCATGGTTTGCTCCAGCTGGTCTACAGCGTGGCGCAGTAAGTAACGTAACAAACTTTGGTTATGTCAATGGCGAAAGCGAATTCGTACCATTGGCATTGAGCCAAGGCATGCGCGATGCATTGTACTACAAGCGTATCAATCCAATGACAAACTTCCCAGGACAGGGCTTGTTTGTGTTTGGTCAGAAGACATTGCATCCATATGATAGCGCACTTGATCGTGTTAACGTAGCACGTTTGGTTTGCTACTTGCGTGAACGTTTTGAGCCACTAGCTCGTCCGTTCATCTTTGAACCAAACGACAAGCAGACACGTGCATCTGTTAAGAATCGTTTTGATGACTTCTTAACTGATATGATCAGTAAGCGAGCATTGTACGACTTCTTGGTTGTTTGCGACGAAACAAACAACACACCAGCTCGAATCGATAGAAACGAGTTGTACGTGGACGTTGCTATTGCTCCTGTAAAAGCCGCGGAATTCATCTACATTCCAATACGTGTAGTTAATACCGGTAGCCTTGGACCTGCAGGGGTCTAAAGGATAGCATAGGAAAGAGGTCAACTAGGCCTCTTTTCTAGGCGTACTAAATGAATATGAGCCCGGCAGTATAAATAAACATAGATTCAGGAGGAATACCAAATGGCCACCGTTATAAATTTTGGCGTACCACAGCTCTCAGGAGGCGGAAGCGATTCCCCTATCCTGATGCCCAAGTTAGCTTATCGTTTCCGTGTCACACTATTGAACTTTGGTGGACTTGCGGCAACTAGTACTTTGACATCACAAGTTGTCAGCGTAACCAAGCCTAACTTAACACACGAAGAAATTACTGTTGATGTATACAACTCAAAGATTTACCTTGCTGGTAAACACACTTGGGATCCAATCACATTGACTGTGAAGGATGATATCAGCGGAAACGTAGATAGAAATATTGCCGCCCAGCTTCAACGTCAGTTGAACCACGCGGCACAAAGCGCACCTGTTGCAGGCGCCAACTACAAGTTCTCAATGAAAATTGAAGCACTTGATGGTGGTAACAATGTAAACATATCAGGCGACACTCCGATCGTTCTTGACGAATGGACATTGGCTGGTTGTTTCTTACAGAATGTGCAATACGGTGAAAACAACTATGCAACCAGCGACGTTGTTAACATCACAATGCAAATTCGTTACGACAACGCCGATCACGTTGTAAACGGTAGCTCACAACTATCACGTCAACCAAATAGAGCAACTGGACTTTCAACAGCAACCGCTAACGGCTCTAACTAATAAAGGTGATGGCTCATGACTACAGTTGATACTGGTGGCAAGGGCCTGATCCAATTTGATAACGTAGCTGTTCAATATGGTCCGGGTCAAACTGCTGAAGTTAGAAATCTTTATCAGTGGACAATGCAGTTTGGCCCAACCGCTGAATTAACAGGCGGAGCAGTTGGTAGCCTAATAGGATCGGCTGCTTCTCGCATAGTTAACGGTGTTGGTTTTTATGTTAAATCAACTGACTTACCGCGAGTCACAGTTGAAACACAAACCCTGAATCAGTACAACATTCGTAGGAACGTGAATACTCATGTTTCCTACGAACCGTTGACTATGACGTTCTATGATACGCAAGATAATGCTTTCCAACAATATCTCATGGCGTATATGACCTTCAAATCTAAAAACTGGGATAATGCTCCTAACGTGCGAGCACCGTTCCAACTTGGATCGGGATATGTACCAGAATTTGGTATGCGTTCTCCTAAAACAGGTTTTGGTCAAGGCGGTATCATTGATGGCATCAACTTTGGTGACCAGAGCCTTACGTCAACATCCAATGATAACTTTGCTAGTCATATTGTTATTACCAAAGAAATGAGGGGCGCTGGTGCAGCCAGCACCACTGCAACCATGCCGCAAGTGAATCAAATGGGTGATGCAACAGGTCTCACCGACACAATTACCAGTCCAGAAGGTGCACCTACTGATAAGTCTCAACAGATTACTTTGTATAATCCCAAGATAGTAGATGTTAGTCAAGATCAATTAGATTATGCCAATGGCGGATCTGTATTGACCTGGACGATTACTTGGCGATATGAAAGCTATGCATATGGGCCTCCAGCAACAACAGGACTTACTGCTGTTGGGGGAGTTGTTGGGGATGCCGCACGTGGTGTACAGGAAATTGGTCGTAGTGTTGGCAGATTCTTTGAGAACGTTATCAGAAGGTTTTAACAATGGCTGAATTAAACAACATAGTGACTGCATCAGTTACACAAGAAGAATTTGGTATTTTCAGGACTACTATTGTTGAGTACAATGGAAATTTTGAGAATGCAAGTGCGTCCAATAAAGCTGATATGACTAGCCTTAACCTTGGACAATTTGATAGATTGCGTAGTCAGCTGGCATCACAGGGCATTGATAAATTTGGATGCCAGTTAATTGCAAAAGAAATGCTCAAGCTGGTCAAAGCAGGAACATTTACTTTCAACGAAATATCTAATATAGCAAGCACTTATGCAGTAGCACAAGGTGGTTTCAAGTTCACACAACAATATCTTGATTCGCTAAATGCAGAACGTGCTACTACCAGTCGATTGGATCTTATAGGCGACGAGGTAATACCCATGCATGTAAGCAGAGCGATCATATATTGATATGGCAAGAAATTATGTACAAGGTTTTTACATACCTCAAAACCCAGCAAAATATATAGGCTCAAATAGGCCAAAATATCGCAGTGGTTGGGAATTAACATTCATGCGTTTTTGCGACAACCATCCCAGCATTGTTGGCTGGGCCAGCGAAAGCATACGCATACCCTACAAGAATCCCTTTACAGGTAAGCCAACAACTTACTATCCAGACTTCCTGATCACATATCAAGACAAAGATGGCAATAAGAAAGCTGAAGTGATTGAGATCAAACCCAAGGGACAAGCACTCTTGGAAAAAGCCCGAAGCCAAAGCGAAAAAGCCGCTGTGGTATTAAACATGGCCAAGTGGGAAGCCGCACGTGCATGGTGCAAACAAATGGGCATGCAGTTCCGTGTGGTGACCGAAACAGAGCTATATAATAACATGGGCGGCAAACGATGAACAAAAAACTTGAAAACTTATTCAATCTTCCAGAAACGGAAACTGAACAACCCTCTGCTGAAGAAACTCAGATTGAAATCATGGAACTCCGCTCGACACTAGACATGAGCAAGAGAATTGATGCGGCACTTGACGAAGTAAAAGACATAAGCGAAACAGAACGAGCATTAGACAATCTTGCAACCAAAGCAGAAGAAGCATTTGACCAGTTAATGGTGTTGGGTGCTAATATGGATGATCGTAATTCTGGAAAGATATTTGAAGTAGCATCAACAATGTTGAAAAATGCAGTAGATGCTAAAACTGCCAAACTTGAAAAGAAATTGCGCATCGTTGAGCTACAGATGCGCAAGGAAAAGATGGACAGAGATGCTAACAAAGCAGGACCAAATGGCCCAGTTGTTGATGCTGTGATGGTAACCGACAGAAACAGCATTATCCAGGAAATGATGAAAAAGCTCAAGGATACAAACAGCTTGCCTGAAGATAAATAAATCAGAGGTGATAAAAACCATGTCCAGTCTAAAACAATTCATTTATAACAGTCAGCCCGAGTACGAGTACAGGGTTAAAATGACTGCTGAGCCAGTAGAAGAGCTTATGTCTCGATTTGAAGCACATCTAGTCAAATACGATGTTAAGAAAGTGGCCAAGCCTGTTAAGTTGATGCTTCAGTCACACAATATTGATTTCCCGGACAGCCGTGGCGTTGAAATTTGGTACATTGATATCACACTGGGTCTTCCATCCCAGCCACGTGCGCTGGCAATGGAACTGGGTGAAGCAATGGGCATCAGTGAAAATCAAATAAAGATTCGTGGTGCCAATGAACCAATTGAACAAGAACAAGAAGCTGATATAGCCGATGGTAAGAAAGAATACAAAGTCAAGATGGGCACAACCTACAGCGACGATGAAGGTCCAAAAAAAGAACCATTGTTTGGTGATGAGTATAACAGCATGTTCATGAAAGAACTGGCCAAAGCCCAAAAAGATCGTGTGTTCAAATACGAATATTCTGCCAAAGTTCCAGACGGTAAAAGAGAACCACTTGAGTCTACTAACTCTCCAAGTCCTATTAGCGGTGCTGAACAGGAGAAATACAGATGAGAGAACTCAAAACAATCACAGAAGCCAACGCATTAGTTGATGCCGCAGACAAGTTTGACGACATCTACCTTCGCATTGAAGCATTGGCCAATCATGCACATGACCTTATCAAGTACGCTGGTGAAGAACAAGCCGTTGGCGATTGGTGGCAAGGTATGCAAGATGCCATGCAAAAGATGCAAGCAGTGACAAATGAAATACGCCAGCCTAACCTACCAGGCATGGAATCAGTTGAAGAACAACCACAAGATGCGCCACAGGTGCAAGAGGAGATTCAGATGTCAAACATTGACGATATGATCGCTAGCTTATCAAAGTTGGCAGGACTGCCTGTAGCAGAAGGTAGCAAACCAGATTTCTTAGACGTTGACAAAGACGGCAACAAGAAAGAACCTTTCAAAGCAGCCGTAGACGACAAAGAAGACGACGACAAGGATGTCAAGGAAAGTGTTGAGCTCGACGAGTGCGGCATGCCAATTCAGATCGCATCAAGCGATGCTGAATATGGTAACCCAGCTGAAATGATGCCACACATGGAACCAGATGCAGACAACATGCAAGGAGACATGTACAAGTTGGATGTTAAGACAGCCAACAAGACAATGACATTTATTACTGACAATCCAGAAGAAATCATGCAAGTGCTGAAAGCATCTGGTATTGATGTCAAGTCATCGGAGGCAGTTGGTTATCAGCCACCAGCACAGGCTCCTGCTCCGCAGGTAAATTCAACACCAGCAAGTCCTGCACCTGCTGAAGAAGAAAAGACTGAAGAAGCAGTAGGCGATACCACACGTTCATCAACTGGCGGTACAACTACTCAAACTGCAACAGGTCAAGTACACAAGGCTGGATCTGGCAACTATGGCGGCGCAAGCACCGGTGTACCAGATGAAGATGAAGAAGAAGCAGACGAAGAAGACAAGAAGATAGCCGAAAACATTGCTATCCTTCGCAAGATGTCTGGATTTGCTCCTGTATCAGAAGGCAAGTTTGGCAACAGCGTTGCTGGTCCTAAAGGTGATCCACGCATCATTGGTGACACTATTGACTTTGCAGTAGCCGGAACAGGTAATGGCAAGAGCGGACGCGGTGACAAGGGTCTGAGCACAATGGGTGACAATCCTTTGGGTCGCAACGATCGCGATGTTACAGAATCAATCCATCGTGAATTTGCTGAATTTCTTAAAGAAGGCAAGTGAGATAATGGAACAAGGAAGCCCCTCTGGGGGCTTTCTCTTGGCTACATACTAATATGGTAACAGAAGTAAATCTAACAAAACGTGCTCATCAAGTTGAATCATGGTCTCTTGCAGAAATACAAGAGTTGGCACGATGTGCCGCGGACCCAATTTACTTCTTAGAGACTTACGCATACATCCAGCACCCTACAAAAGGTCGTGTCAAATTTATATTGTTTGACTATCAACGAGACCTGTTGAAGTGCTATCACGAAAACAAATACAGCATCAACATGCTAGGACGTCAGATGGGTAAAACCACTGTGGCGGCTGGTTACTTGTTGTGGTACGCAATGTTTGTGCAGGATTCAACTATCCTTATCGCGGCACACAAGCATACAGGCGCACAGGAAATCATGGGTCGTATCAGATTCATATACGAAAATCTTCCAGACCATATACGTGCAGGTGTCACCAGCTACAACAAAGGTAGTTTGGACTTTGAAAATGGCTCACGCATTGTTTCAGCAACAACTACTGAAACAACAGGACGCGGTATGTCACTTACCATCGTATACCTAGACGAGTTTGCATTCGTTCCGCCTCGTATTGCCAAAGAATTCTGGACAGCTATCAGTCCTACATTGTCAACAGGTGGTAAGTGTATTATCACAAGCACACCTAACCAAGACGATGACCAGTTTGCTCGCATCTGGAAAACAGCTATTCGCACACTGGATGAGTTTGGTAATGACACAGGTGGCGTTGGCCCCAACGGTTTCCGTGCGCTGAAGTTTTCATGGAACCATCATCCAGACCGGGATGACGCATGGGCGGACGAAGAGCGTAGCAAGATTGGACACGAACGTTTCTTGCGTGAACACGAATGCGACTTCGTCACAGCAGACGAAACATTAATCAGTCCTATCAAGCTACAGATACTTGAAAGCTATGAGCCTATAATGAAACTGGGTCAGATCCGCTTCTTTGACAAGATCACGCCGAGAATGACTTATGTACTGGGATGGGATCCTAGCCTAGGCACAGGAGGCGACAATGCTGCCATACAGGTATTTGAATTGCCAGCAATGAAGCAGATAGTTGAATGGCAACATAACAAGACAGACATCTCAGGACAGTTGCGAAATGTGGTTGAGATATTGACCTATATTAAACAGCAAACAAATGACACCGCTGAAATATATTGGAGTGTGGAAAATAACACGCTGGGCGAAGCCGCGCTGTTGGCAATCCGTGAATATGGCGAAGAACGTATTCCAGGTATGATGATTACCGAAGCAGGCAACAAGCGCAGAGGATTTACCACAGGCAACAAGAACAAAGTAGCTGCCTGTATGAAACTAAAGTTCTACATTGAAAACAATCGCATGCAACTGATGAGCCCTAACTTGGTGCGCGAGATAAAAACATTCGTAGCACGTGGCGCAGGCTTTGCAGCCAAGGATGGCGAAACAGACGATCTAGTAATGGCAACGATTCTTGTTGTGCGCATAGTACAGCACATGCTGAGTTGGGATCAGAAATTGTACAATCAGTTGACAGATCGTACCGAGATTTCATCTGATACCATTATGCCCATGCCCATAGCATTCTAAGGATAAATAACTCATGAGCATCAGTATAGAGAACGTATCTAGGGCAATATTGCAAATCATGAAAGGCAATGGACTTGGTGTCCAGACTTTCTTGGCAACCCTGCGCCCAACATTAAACATCCAAGACGCACGTTGGTTTTATGTCAAAGACCTTGGCATAATGGTACACCTAACTGATGACAAAACCAAACCTGAGCTCAAGATCATGTTGAGCCAAGGCCTAGACACAGCCAAGATCAAGGACATGTATATGTCTTTGCGTGAGATGGCCAAGAACTACAACCTATTGCCAACCGTGCGTATATTTGGCAAGCATCTTGAGCCAAAAGATTTTGAATCATTTGTTGCCAGCTCTACTGTGTCAGAATCAGCATTTGGTTCTACAAAGACCAGCTATCATCCACAACCGCAGGCCAAAGTAGTGCTACGTCACTCAAAGCCTGTTGGGGAAGAAAAGCCAGGATCACGCAGTCGCAACATCAAGCAGATTTACATCGACAACAATCAAGGCGAGCGGTTCAAGTTTGACGTTCCGTACCTTACAGCCGCACGTGCTATGGCACGACATGTAAGCGATGGCGGAGCACCGTACGATGAAAAAGGTCGTGTGATATATGACATGGCAGTTGAACGCCAGGACCTGCGTAAACTCGTATCCTATGCTCGTAAAAATGAGCTCATGGACGGACTAGATGAAGAACTGGGATTGGCACTGGGTCGTGTGGACGAAATCGACCGCGCTCTAAAGCGTTTCCATCGTGTGGGTGGAGAGATATCTAATACGATTCCAAAAGTAGAACCAACTGAAAGTAGCAGGATCAAATTCACAGTACAGCAATTTGATGAAGCATTGCTACCAGGGCTACGTGCTGTGGAGCAACAGCGTTTGCGTGTGGCTGAAACACTACGAGCTAAATTCAATCTCGGTGAGTTTGAAAAGAAAGTGGCCAAATACGATGGCTCCGAGCAGAAGTTGGCATTTGATCCATTGAGTGAAATGGACGACACAACTGAGTTCTTGCTCAAAGCAGGACTCAAAGAATCATATGATTTGGTCATGGTGAGATCGCACCACCTGGCCGAAACACACATGCAGAGGATGGAGCAGGCTGTTAAATTGGCGAAGACCAAGCTAGCGGTACCTGATGATAAATTTAAGATGAGCCTACACGAAGAAGCGATGCAATCAATTCTTGGTAGGATCAATAATCTGGGTGTTTAAGTTACCTTTTGGTAAATACACTCGTTGACATACAGAGACATACAGCATATACTACACGTGTGCTTTCGCTAGAAGCGACTGCACTCTAGGCAACATTTAGGCAGCTTAGGCACAACTTAGGAGAAACAAACCATGGCCTCATTAGCAGAAATCCGTGCTCGACTACAAGAGCAAGAACAAAAGTCCGGCAACAAGTCCGGTGGTGGCGACTCAGCCATTTATCCTTTCTGGAACATCCCAGAAGGTACAACAGCAACAATCCGATTCCTTCCAGACGGTGACAACAGCAACACATTCTTTTGGCTTGAACGTCAAATGATTCGTTTGCCATTCCCTGGCGTTAAGGGTGGAGACGAAGGTCGCGCAATTGGTGTTCAGGTACCGTGCGTTGAAATGTGGGGCGAGTCATGTCCTATTCTAGCAGAGGTTCGTCCTTGGTTTAAGGACAAGGGCCTTGAGGATCTTGGTCGCAAGTATTGGAAGAAGCGTTCATACATTTTCCAAGGCTTTGTTGTGAGCAATCCGCTCAACGAAGACAGCGAGCCAGAGAATCCTATCCGTAGGTTCATTATCAACCCATCAATCTTTAATATCATTAAGGGTGCATTGATGGATCCAGAGATGGAAAATATCCCAACCGACTACATGAACGGTACGGACTTCCGTCTTATCAAGACCACTAAGGGTCAGTACGCTGACTACTCCACGTCCAACTGGGCACGTAAGGAACGTGGTCTCAACGAGCAAGAGCTTGAAGCAGTTTCCAAGCACAGTCTGTTCAACTTGAACGACTTCATGCCCAAGCGTCCTAGCAAGGATGAGTTGGTGCTTATCAAGGAAATGTTTGAAGCAAGTGTCAACGGTGAACTGTTTGATCAGGACCGTTGGGGCTCGTTCTATCGCTCGGGTGGCGGCGGCAACAGCCCAGCACGTTCGGCAGTTGTAACAGATGTGGACGACGAGCCAGCAGTGGCCGCGCCAGTTACACGTCCGGCTGCAACACCTGCTCCAGTAGCGGCTGCACCAGCAGAAGCTCCCAAGGAAGAAGGCAAGAAGACTAATGTTGACGACATCCTCAAGATGATCCGTGAACGTAAGACTCAGGCCTAAAGCACTATCAGTAGGGGAGGCGAACTCCCCTACTTCTTCTTTGACAGGTAAAAAATAATGACAAAACCATTTGACGTTTCAAAATTCAGGAAGAGCCTCACGAAGGCTGTACCTGGTATGGCTGTAGGTTTCCATGATCCACGTGATTGGGTTTCTACAGGCAATCACACACTAAACTATCTTATCAGCGGTGATTTCACACGCGGCATACCGCTGGGCAAGGTAACCATGTTCGCAGGCGAATCAGGCTCGGGCAAGAGCTTTATTTGTAGCGGTAACATAGTTAAAAATGCACAACTACAGGGCATCTTGCCCATCATCCTTGACACTGAAAACGCACTGGACGAAGACTGGCTCAAGGCATTGGGCGTTGACACCAGCCCAGACAAGCTGATGCGCTTTGGTGTCAGCATGGTAGATGATGTTGCCAGTATCATCCACAGCTTCATGAAAGAATATAAAACTGAAGCAGAAGGCCAGCAGTATGATGACCAACAGAAGGTACTGTTTGTTATTGACTCGTTGGGTATGTTGTTGACTCCTACTGATGTGAATCAGTTCCAAGCAGGTGATATGAAAGGTGACATGGGTCGTAAGCCCAAGGCACTGGCTGCATTGATCCGTAACTCAGTTAACCTTATTGCACCACACCCAGTTGGTATCGTTGCAACTAACCATACCTATGCCAGCCAGGACATGTTTGATCCAGATGACAAGATCTCCGGCGGCCAAGGCTTCGTATATGCCAGCAGTATCGTTGTTGCCATGCGCAAGCTCAAGCTGAAGGAAGACGAAGACGGTAACAAGATCTCCGACGTAGTTGGTATCCGTGCCGCATGCAAGGTCATGAAGACACGCTATAGCAAGCCGTTTGAAAGTGTCCAGGTCAAGATTCCTTACAACTCAGGCATGAATCCATACTCAGGTTTGGTTGACATGTTTGAAGGAAAGAACATGCTCAAGAAGGAAGGCAACAGCTTGGTGTATACTACACAGCATGGTGAGATCATCAAGCAGTTCCGCAAGGCTTGGGAACGCAATGACAATGGATCGCTTGACAAGCTGATGGCTGATATTGTTGAACGCGATAAACTCGAAGTGTTAAATAAGCCAATCGTAGCTATGAGCGACGATGTGGATGAGGAATCCGTTCAAGGAGAATAAAATTGAGTCTATATGATAGTGAAGCATCCATGGTAGTTGATGCATGGGCGGCAATCAAACCCTATCTGAATAAAAAAGATAGGGATGATGCGGCTCAAGCATTTTTACGCACCTTAGAAAATTATGTTGACATTGAAAGCATGGCTAATGATATTGCTGGACATGACGGGCCGTTAGACCGTGCTCTTTCCACGCTCTACGGCGGACACACAAGCGACGAGGACAACTACAATGATCCAGAAGGCGATGAAGAACTGTTTAGCGGTAGCTACGATGATGAAGACGAGTAATCGATGAGTAATTGGTTCCGGAAGGTTACTGCGGACATTGGAAATCTACCAGACGCAATAGATTGGTTTGAGGCCCAGCTTCAAGAAGCCAAAGCAGAAATCAGTCTACGCGGCAATGTAGAAAAGAATGCCCGAGACCTTCCGGGTATCATTGAGCATAGGTTTAACCAACTGCAAGAAATAGAAGCGATCCTAGAACATCTTAACATTGAACTAAGACGTTTGCGGAGCAATCACTTCAAACGGTATCTAGAGCATTACAACAGGGCCATGAGCAGTCGCGATGCTGAGAAATACAGCGATGGCGAACCAGAAGTGTTGGAAATGCAAAAGCTCATAAACGAGTTTGCTCTAGTACGCAATACCTTCCAAGGCCTGATCAAAGCGATTGATACAAAGAACTTCATGATTAGCAACATCACGCGACTGCGAGTCGCTGGAATGGAAGATGCAAGCGTCTGATATTTCATGTGTGGCAGATATCGTTGGTGCTAAGTTCAATGCATTGCAAAGTACCAACCAACGTGCTTATGCAGACTATCTTGAGTTCTATGTATGCAAGCTGATTGAAGACACCTACCCAGAACTTTACAAAGCATCAACCAGTGTACGTAGTCCAGAAGACTTCATGCTAGGCAACATCCTTGTTGATGTAAAAACTAGATGCATAGGCAGAGAGTTCAGCATGCCCAACCTCATCAGTGTTGACCGTGCAAGCAAGATCCTAGCAGACCAAACACGCGACATTTGGTATTGGTTCATTGACTATGAAGTGCATGCTGATGGCACGTTTAGCATAGTGAGCTCAGAACTCACACCCATATGGCATCTCAACTGGGACGCCCTCAGCATACAGAACCTTGGGCTTGGGCAGATACAGATATCCAACTGGGCTGTGCTACAGGACCCAGCACCTGCTAGGGCATCTTGGTGCTTGAATTTAACGAAAAAAACACGTGAATTCTATGTGCGCCTGCAACAAAAGCTGGAAAAACGCATAAAAGCACTGGGCTAAGTGCTTGATTTTCAAGGGATTTTTAGCCCTGCTAAGTCATTGATTTTCAAGGGATTTTTCTAGTACTTTATGCTAAATTCTGTGGGTGTTGCAAAAATACAACACAAAAAAGTGAAAAAAAGTTCAAAAAAGTGGCAAAACCGGTTGACTGCAACCCTGCTCTAGTGCATAATACAAACACTAGGCAATAACACAAAGGAGCTTGTATATGTCAACAGTAACAATTTTGCGCGGTAGCTACCGCAATGTGCCCGTCCGTAATCGTACGTTCCGTATGCTTAAGGACTTCCAAGTTGGAGCCAAGGGCGGCTTCGTCACTGTGCTAGGTGATGGCAGTGATGCTTTTCCTGCTAAAGCAATCCGGGTTCGTGTAAGCGGGCTCAAAGACATTGTAGCAGATTCTTCAATTGGTAATCGTAACGAGGAGGACATTATGGGTCTAGCTACCCAAGATGACGGCTCCGTGCTTCGCATTGAGAAGCCAGCGGATCCAGAAGTTTACACTGAAACTGACGAGGAAGCAATTGAACGCATCCGTCAGCGTTTTGATATTTTGGATGAGATGACACACGGTACCACAACTGGTGCTGTACGTGCAATGATTGTCAGCGGCCCTCCGGGTGTTGGCAAGAGCTTTGGTGTTGAGAAGGTGCTGGAAGAAGCCGCGCTGTTTGACAAGATTGCTCAACGCAAGCAGAAGTTTGAAGTGGTCAAGGGCGCCATGAGCGCATTGGGCCTCTACGCCAAACTGTTCAAGTATGCAGATGAAGGTTGCGTGGTAGTGTTCGACGACTGCGACAGCGTGTTGTTGGACGACTTGAGCTTGAACATCCTGAAGGCAGCTTTGGATTCTAGCAAGAAGCGTTACATTAGCTGGAACACGGACTCGCGCTTGTTGCGTAGCGAAGGCATTCCGGACCGTTTCGAATTCAAGGGCTCGGCAATCTTTATTACGAACATCAAGTTTGAGCACGTTCGTAGCAAGAAGCTGAAGGACCATTTGGATGCGTTGGAGTCACGTTGCCACTATCTGGACTTGACTTTGGATACCACACGTGACAAGTTGCTCCGCATCAAGCAGATTGTCAAAGACGGCATGCTTGACAGCTACGACTTTGAAGATGGTGCCAGCGATGAGATCGTTGAGTACATGGAAACCAACGTCAAGCGACTGCGTGAGTTGAGCTTGCGTACTGTGCTCAAGCTGGCAGACTTGCGCAAGATGAGCGCAGGCACTTGGAAGAAGATTGCGGAAGTGACCATCATCCGCAAGGGTGTTGAAGCCTAAAGTTTAAGATGGGGTGATTGCCTAGTAAACAACTCCTCCCTATCTTGGCCTTGGATGCGAAAGTGTCCAAGGCTTTCTTTTGGATGCATTAGAGGTTGTTCATAATGCAATGATGTAGTATATTAAAAACATAGCAATAGTGCTATGGTTGCAACTGGACATGAAAACCAGAAGCAAATAAAACATGAAGGAAAGTACCATGTCAGCAAATTCAATGGCCCTAAAAGTGGTTCCCCAGGTAAAGAACCAAACATACGCGACACAAAAAAATTCTCAATATAATGATCAAACGTCAGTCTTTGTAGACTTGTCCAAGAGGCTAAATGATGCCATCTCAAATACTCCACATTTCCGTGCAATAGGACTCAGAGGTAGTCTTAAGTCTGCATGTGACGAATGGCAAAAGAAATTCAACCATATTACAAAATTTGATGACCTGAACTTAGTTCAGACACTCACAATACCACTCTCGGATATTCTTATTGATATATCATTGCAACGCAAACTAGATCTAGTTTGGGTCATTGAAATCTTGAAGAAGTTTCGTGAAGTGCAAGCATCTCCTTTGCAAGTATATCAGGTAATTGATAACAAGGGTAAGCTGGGATATTATCCAAAAGGAAAAAGTTTATATGCCAGTTGGGACGCACAGCATACCGGGATAGTATATTACATTATTGCAGTATGGATTCTTAAAGAAGATCCATCTAAGGTTATGGTACCGGTAAACATTTATCCTGTAAGCCTTAAGAGTGAGATCCGTCAAAATTTTGTTAGCACAAACAGTTCTGACGGTAAAAAGCTTCTAGAGGACATTGACCTTTTCCAGCAAATGGTTTATGGTGTGCGTCTTGATGGTAACAAGAATCCGGACTGGATTGATGCTGAACGTAAACAACAGTTCCTTGAACAGGCTGATTTGTTTGTAACCAATGCAAAATTTGCTGACACTGATCAACCAGGCGCTATCAGTCGTATGCAAGAAATCAATCACTATTCAGCAGACATTATCAGAAAATTTTGTGTATATGCGGGCGGAACGATTCCAATCCCTCGTCCGATTGCATCCCAGGAGATAGAAATTCTTTGCAAGTTCTTTGATATTGCTAAAAAAGATGGTATAGATTACACAGATGCTGAGATTGTTGAAATTGGTAATCATCTGCATATGAAATTTGATTCTAATTTCCACGAGTCAAGTCCTTTTTGGGAAAAGGTAAGAAAAGCATACGAGAACTGGTGGAACGACTTTTATAAGGATGTTCCAGACGATCGCCGTCCGAGCAATTCTAGGGTAAGCAAGAACTGGAATACAGGTGGATCATTTTTGTGGCATCAGCTACACAAAACACTTCCAAACATCAAACTGCCTCGTATGCCGTCGGGCAACTTTATACCTGACACAAAGGACTTGTACTAACATGAGCACAATTAAAACATTAGTTGAGGGCTTTATTAAGCCAGCCAGAGTGAAAGGAGTTGTACGCAACCAGGTTGCGTACACTCAGTGCTTTGAATTTACATCAAGTGAACTAGAAAGATTGGTTACCCTTTATAAGGAAACTGTCTTTCTAGAAGATATGCGGGCCAGGCTAATACGTGATAGCATTGATCATTGGATTCGTCGATACCATGGATACGCAATTGAAGGAAAAATAAAAAGTCACTACAGAGAAGTAGGCGTAATCGAACGAGAGTCTGTCTTTGAACATGTTATTCCTGCAAGTTCTGTCAGAGACATGTTAATGCAGGACAGGCTTACGATTAATCAAGCACTAAATACCCCTGTGTGCTTGATTAAAAGATCAAGCGATAAGGTGTTGTCGGATAATGGATTGACTAAGACTAGTCCTAGCAATTACTATTTCTTTCAACGATACCTTGTCTTGAACTCATCGTTTACAACATACGATGGGATACCAATTACTGATTTATCAAAATGGTCACTTGAAGATCATTTTGAGTATTTTGGAATAGCATAAAGTAAGGCATCTAAATAGGTAGACAAACAACATGGCACCTGCTATACTTGCACAATGAGAACATGTGTCATACGTATAACCGATGAAGTCAATGCTAAACTGGTTGGGTTAGAAGTAACCACTCGCAACCGTTTGGCCAAAGAACTCAAGTTCTTTATGCCCTACGCATTCCACGTTCCAGCCTACAAGCTGGGACGTTGGGATGGTTGCGTCAGCTTCTTTTCATTAGGTGGAGCCACCTTTGTAAACTTGCTTGAACGCATCCTTCCTGTGCTGTATGAGGAACATTATGAAGTGTCCGTTGAGGACCAAAGAGAACAGCATGACTTAGATTTTGTCCCCATTGATGAAGAATATCATGGGGATATGGTTTGGCCAGACAAGCATCCAATGGCAGGTCAGCTGGTACGACTGCGCGACTATCAAGTGGATGCAGTCAATCACTTCCTTACCACTCCACAAAGCATCCAGGAGATTGCCACAGGTGCAGGCAAGACCTTGATGACTGCTACCATGAGCAAGTGCATAGAACACATTGGTCGTAGCCTGGTCATCGTTCCCAACAAGGATCTTGTGCGGCAGACATACGAGGACTATCACAACCTAGGACTTGATGTGGGTGTGTACTTTGGTGATGAGAAGCAAACAGACAAGACACATACCATTGCCACATGGCAAAGCCTCAACGTGCTAGACAAGCGTTTCAAAGATGGTGAAACTAATGTCAGCTTGGATGTGTTCTCAACAGGCCTGGCAGCTATCATTGTAGACGAAGTACACCAAGCCAAAGCTGATGTGCTGAAGAAATTGCTCACAGGACCTTTTGCCAACGTACCCATACGTTGGGGACTGACAGGAACTGTGCCTAAAGAAGACTGGCAGAAGATCAGTCTTGAAGTAAGCCTTGGTCCTGTTGTGAGCAGTCTCAGTGCCGCTACATTGCAGGACATGGGTGTGCTTGCTGAGTGCCATGTGAATGTGGTGCAGATGGAAGAAACTGCTGAGTATGGCAGTTACCAAGAAGAGTTAGAATATCTCACTACCAACAGCACACGATTAGACTACATTGCTGATCTAATCAAGAACATCTCAGATACAGGCAACACCTTGGTGCTGGTTGATCGTATTCGTGCTGGAGAACAGATAGTAGAGCGCATTGAA